CTCCAACTATTTCTTCAAACTTCCCAGACCCCATCAACACATTTCATTTCTTTAAATGGGGATGCTGGTTCTTCTCTTTCAAAATAAATTCCGACACACCCCAGGCTCATTTCTTCAAGCATGTGATCTTCTGTCCAACTTTTCTTCATGACATATCCGCACCTGCAATATGGACACACAATCTCAATGCTACAGTCTTTAACTAACTCCTCACCAACAATAAAACTCTTTGAGCAGCTTTCGCATTCATAATTGACCAAATTATCTTGGTAATATCCGTCACGTATCTTTAACATTTCAATGCCCTCCGCCTAAAGTTTCTTAATACAACTATCGTGTTTAACTCTGTCTTTTTCTTCGGATTTTTTGCCTTCGTTCCAAGTAGACATATCTCCGGTCAGATAACCAGTGATCCTTCTGATTCTTTCAAACGGTACGGCTGCGTATGAAAAATCCAAATCCACATCTTCTCCATCTATAAACACCTCCAGCGTGGCCAGTTTTCTTTTTTCTTACTTTCTATTATCTCAATGTACTTTTCGCATTCTTCCTTGGACATTCCTTCGCTGCAGCTAACCATCACATTTCTTATTTCATATTTCATTTTTTATTTCCTTTCATCCTTAATCACAACGGCATTATCAAACATCCATGCGGGATCCAAGTCTTCCTTCGACTTTTCTTTTGCTTGGGTCAGCATTTTCTTTGCGGCCAAATCACCTCTAAAAATCACTCTAGGTTCAGCGGCTTGTATCCTTTGGCAGTCTCCGTTTTCGTCAACTTTGCGGTCTTCAAATAAAAAGCTTACGTTATTATATCTCAATTTTTTCTCCTTTTCTCTGGCGTTAAATTGCCAGGTTTATTCCAAACGCATCGGCAACATCCCTCATTCCATGGTCTTTCTTGTAGCTGTTCGTCATGTCCACGGTCTTATGGGATGCCAAATTACTCACCACTTTCATTTCAAACGGTATCCTTCTAACTTCACACCGGTAATGCGTTCCTTCGCTCAAATTTTCAATAGCGCTATGTCTTAAACAATGCGGTGTAAATTTGATTTTCTTGCCTTGCAATGCTGACAATATCAGGCTCATCTGCAGGCACCATGAGGCTGGTGATGAAATTGACCTAGCCACAACTCCATCTTCTGTATCCCTAACCCACATTGAATCAACATCATCATCCGGCCTTTGTTTAAGCCACAGCGAAGCCGCTTCTTTAGTTCTCTCAAAATATACAAGTGCTTCCTTTTTCCTGCCCTTCTTCATAACCTGGTTGGTACTGTTTCGAGCAGCCTCGTAAAATCCTGACTTCTTTACCTGCATGATCTCACTTCTTCTTCCCGTTGAATCGTATGACATCGACAAGTACAGTGCCATCTGATATTTTTTAGTACGAATTAATTCGTTGTATAACATCGTCACCTGATCATCCGTCAAAAACACAATGTCTCTAACTCTTTCGATTGTAAGGCTTTTTACTTTTCTGGCAGTATTGGAATTATATTCAACATCCTCATCTTCTTCTAGGCGATCTAGGAAGCTTCTTACCGATGAGATATAATCATTATGTGTTGATGTAGAAAGTCCTAAATCCTCTACAAGATATCTACCATATGTTCTAAACTCCTTTCTTGTTATCTCTAAAATGCATTTATTTTCTAAATTGTCCAACGCATATACAAGAAATCTCTTAATGTTTCCCAGGTATGCTTTCTTTGTATCATTGCTTCTACCTTCTGACCTTAATGTCAGCATGAATTCTTTTAGTAATTCCTTGGATTCAGCATTAACCATGTCCCACTTTTCTTCTGTAACGTATAATCTCTTCATAATTTCCCCCTTTTGTTTTTCAGTTATAACTTCAATGTTCCCCAACTATTGAGTTTTACTATCTATCAATCAAAACAGAACATCATCATCGTCTGTAGCAGTGAACCCCTCTGGCGCAGAATTTATTTGCCCTTCCTTCTTTTCTCCCCATTCGAGGAATTCCACTCTGTCGGCAACAACATCTGTTGTATAAACTGTAGCGCCTTCTTTATTTTTATAACTACCTGTCTGCAGTTTTCCCTGAACACATGTCAGCTTCCCCTTTGAAAGATACTTTTCACAGCTTTCAGCCGTTTTTCCAAAAGCAACAATGCTTGGGAAGTTTGTTTTTTTCTTTTCTCCATATCCATCATCAATGGCCAGTGAAAACTTTGCCACTGCCAACTGAGTTTCGGCGGTATATCTCACCTCAGGATCTCTAGTGAGACGACCAATCAGTACTACACTATTCATATATTTGTTCCTTTCTTTACTCGAGCATTTTAAATGCTTCTTTTGAGATTAATTCTTTTAATTCCAGAGGCATGCTGCTTTGAGCTTTTTCGCTGGCCTTGATTTCATTTATCGTTTTAATGAACTGGCCTCTTACTACTGTATTTAAAACTTCAGCCGCTGTCATTCCCAGGTCTTTTAATCCTTTAGGGCTACCGAGCCACCGTTGGCAAGACATTGGCAGCTTGTTGAATTCTTCAGCAGAATTATACAGCGAGTTTCCCACGGCCTTCGCAACCCTACTCCAGAGTTCCTCTGAAGTGTTTCCTTTGTTCGTCAACAGCTCAATTTCTTTGATTAATCCAGCAACTGAGGGAGGGTACACATTACTTTTTATATAATTTTTTAATGCTTGAACAACAACTGGTGTCTGATGCTCTCCGAAAAAGTCATAATACAATTTAACGGTTTCTATGGCATCCTCTTTGCTCATTGACTTATATGCATTGGGATAAGCCATTTTTAATATTGACAATAATTGTTGGGTTTCTTTAATCTCCATTTACACCTCCAGCTCATTGAAATCCCACGAAGCAGTTGACACACCCACCGCCGATTTTGTTTTTTCAATCCGCTCCCAAATAATTCCCTTCCAGTTGTTTGACATACAGTCATCAATCAATTTAATAACGGCTTCGTCTGAGTACTGTTCAGATTTTCGTTTAATAACTGTCAAAAGATTTTTAAAACCAGTGCATTCATACTTATCTTTCTTTTCCGTTTTATATATCAGCCATTCTTTGATTTTCATTTCCATATCGGAGGAAAAATTAAATTCAGCTAAAGGGTAGGGTGGGTTTCCTTTTATTACTCTTTTCTTATCTTCTCTTATCTCTTCTTCTCTATTCTCTTCTATTGCGTTACATTGCGTTACTGTAACGTTACTTGTAACGTTACACTCCGTTACAGTAGCGTTACACAAACCCAACTGCTTACGTCTGTGCGCTGAAACCCTTGATTTCGTTTGTTCTCTTACCTTTTCCAGCCCTTCAATATTTTGGTGCTTATCCCAATTCGGAATTGTAATTGTTCCGTTTAATATCTCAATCATTCCATATTTTTCAAAGATATTAAGAGCTAGTCTAACTGTATTTACTGGGCGCCTAAATATTATTGATAACATTTCATCCGTATATGGAATTGATCCATTCATCATAAACACCCCGGAATTGTTTTGCCGTCCTGCTAAACACAAAAGTTTAAACCAAATCACAATCAAGCTGTCGGCGTCGGGCATTCCTTCTATGAGCAGTATCTTTTCATCATCGAAAACATCCGTCACTATTTTTATCCATTTCACATCAGCCATTATCCATCACTTCCTTCCCGTCACTTGGACAGCTTTCGTGGTCGCACTCGCCGGTGCTTTGATTAGTATATGCGCACCAGGTGTCTTCTTTTTTACAGTAAATACAACCTTCTTTTTCTGCAATTTTTTCCCAGTTGTCCAAATTAGTCATCCATCCTTTCAATCAGTTGACCGAGCACTGCTCTAAGGTAGGCGTGCATTTTACCGCCAAGTCCATCATCGTAACCAGTTGACATTTTGGACATTGTCGCGATACAGCTTTCATAAATCCGCTGAATGTCTTCAACTTTGAGTTTGATTTTTAGTACATCTTCGTTTCCGGCAGCGGCAAGTTCCTTTGATAGTTTTTCAACATTGGCCTTTGCGTCTTGCAACTCGGATTCCACTTCCTTCCGGGCCTGGGCTTTAGCTTCTTCAATTTTGGATAAGGCTTCAGCCGTAGCTGCCGATTTGGCGGATTCAATCATTTTTTCGTTTTCTTCAGCAGACCTGGAAATCTTTTCTTCCAGTTTTGATTTTGCTTGCTTGCTTTTGTCCAGATCCGAAAGCAGTTTGTCAATCTCTTCCTGCTTCTCTCTAATCTCTTGCAAAGCTTCATCCGAAAGACCATCAACTGTTTCGATTTTGCTCAATTCTTCCTCTGCTTCTTTGACTTTTTCAGCAAGGCTCTGCATCTCTAAATTGGTCTTATCCAGGTCCGTTTTAAGGTTTTGGATGTTATGTTCAAGGCTTTCGTTTTCCGTCTTCATTTGGGCTATTTTTGCCTCTAATTCCTTAACGGTCATGTCCTCAACATTGTTGTTTTCAATGAACTCTTCTCGGGCTTCTTCCGGAACTGCTAAAAGCTTCAAAGCTTTGGTATAACTCAAATCCGTAATCAATTCCGTTTTTGAAATGTTGCTATATTCACGGGATATTTTCATGTATTTTACGGCACTTGATGATGAGAAACCCACACTGTTTTCAAGCCAGTTTTCCCATTCTCCATGCTCGACTAATTCTTTCGCATCAATCAAATCCTGGCCTATGCTTATGGCTGCATCTAGCATGATTTTTTGGGTGTTCCTGACGGTGATTCTGATTCTCATTGCCAGGGTATCGGCTGTCTTAATCTCTGCTACTTCGTAAATGTTTTCCATTTATGCTACCTTCTCTTTCTTGACTTTTTTATTTAAAATAACTTCTTCAAACCATTTGTTCACGAAGGCTTCAACCTCCGGAGTTTTAACGCAGTTCCCGTTTCCTCTACACTGGGCGATGGTTTTATCCCTGGTGAGTTCAAGGGTGTAAAATGATTTGCTGGGATCAGCAACCGTTCTTACAAACAGTATTGCACTTTCTCCCCGGGTGACTTTTCTGGCATATCCTCCAACACAATGGCCTAGGCTTCGTCCTTCTGCTCTTAATTCCGCTGGGCTTGCTGCCAGAATCATCATTAATCCGTCTGCTATATATGGCTCATTCATTCCGGTCAACTTTTGTTGGGTTTTTTCGAAGTCTTCCTTTTGATTCTCTTCCTCTTGACACATACGAATACGATCCTCTTCTTCCCGCATTTCACGAACGCGTTTTGATGTTTCAATGTGCGTTTCGGAAAAGTACTTGGGAAACTTTGTTTTCTTTTCGTCCAGGTTGTATCCAAGTTTTTCGCATTCGTTCATGTAGTCTAGGTAATCGTTCAGGCTGTTCACGCGATTCCCACCTTGCTCTTTCTTGTTTTGGTTAAGTATGTAAGATGATACTCTCGACAACGTTGTGAAATCCTCAATTCCTTTGCCATTATGCGGTGGGTAGTATCTCTTGATCAACTTCGATTGTTCGGGGCTTACTGGCTCCCCTTTCTTTATTTGTCGCTTATATATTTCCAGTTCCATAAGATTCAAATTTGCATCTCTTACCTCTTTTATTTGGTAACGATTTAAGTTAAATATTTTTTTGTGTTCTGTTGCTTTCCAGTTCAATGCTCCTGATCCACCGGCTTCAATTATTTTTTCGTACACCAGGTGCCAAAATCCGGACTTTCTTAATATCTCAATCGAAAGGAATTTCAGACTCAGATGTATGTACCGTATGAGTTGTTCGCCCGTAAGCCCTTTGTGCCTATATACATCTTCAACGTCTGCATATTTGAGGTCTGAATAATTAAATATGCGGTCAAAATTCTTGTTGTATATATGCAGGTCTTGCCTTTTGCTCCCGAAAAATCCATTTGTAACTCTTGGGCATCTGATGCTTTTCATTTGAACCCACGATTCTTCCGAGTACCACCCGGCCCGGTGCGTATAATATATTTGCTCTTTGCTGTTGAATTTATAAACACCGGCTATCCATTTCGATATTTTAGGTTTTTCGTTTTCAAATGAAATGTCAATTTCCGATACTGTTGCGAAGATGCTTTTCCCTCTTTTGACAAAAACCATCACTCTCGTCATTTCAGTTAAATTGCTTCTGCCAATTCCTTTGCTTTTGTATGTTGCCTTGGCGTTGCAGCACGGGCACGTCACTTTTTCGTTGTTCCTAGGAACCGGAACAAGGTCACCTCTGGATGGTACAAATACCTTTCCACAGTAAGTGCATACCGCCCTGTCTTCCTTGGTTGAGTAAATCATATATCTTCCGGTAACAATATCCTTGAGTATCCAATCCCTAACGCCTTTTGGTGCGTCAGGAAGCTCTTGTACTACCTTTGGTATTTCCACATCGGCCACCTATAAAAAGCTGGATATGTCGATTAAATTTAACTTCGTGTGAACATTTCCGTCCGAGTCAATCTTTATGCCGTAATATTCCTCTGCTCTTTGCAAAAATTCCATATCTGAAAGCCCTGCACACTGAGCACCGGTGCCGAGTTTTTCCGCTTTTTTTCTCATATCTTCCTCTTGCTGCTTGCAGAATTCTTTAAGTGACTTTTGGGGGTTGAGAAGCAATTGAGCAACTCCATTGTTGTCACAAATTTTTGTCAAATGTTCTTCAACCATCACTGCAAACGGATGATTAATCTGCATCATCTCTTCGGTTATCTTTGCGATAGCTTTGTTTATCATCGGTACACCTCTTTCTTTAATTGGTCTTTTTTATATGCTCAAAATGTTTTCAACAACATCACGACTATATTCAGTGGATATTACACCCGCATCCCACTGCCTTTTTGCGCCCCGGGAGCCCATATTGTACACCATAAGGTCCTTTTCTATGCTGCCGTGGTTATTCGCCTTAATACCGGAATACCAGTACACTCCTGCCTCTATGTTTTGATAAGGGTCAAGTAAGTCTGTAGTCCCTAATTCCTCTTGTAACTTTGGCAGGTTTGATATGTTTATTTGCATCAGGCCATAGTCTCCAGTGGATGAAACGGCCTGTGTGTCAAAGCCACTTTCTTTTTCAATTATTGCAAAGACTTCTCGTGGATCCACTCCATACTTTTCACAAGTGTTCAATGTAAAGATAGAGTATTCAACCGGCATTGCATCAGAATAATATATGAGAAGTTCTTCATCGCTGCCAACATCGCTATATTTAATTTCTTCGATTCCCACATTGATTTCATTGACAACATTTAATTCATCGGCGGTCATTACTTTGATATCATTGACCCACTTTGTTGTAAGGGCTGTGCAGACAATAAGGATTACAAATACTATTGCTACTGTTAGAATTAGCAGTCTCTCAAGCTTTTTATTTTGCTTTCTTGTAAGATTTGCATCGAGCATTTCTATTCTCCTTTATTTTTTTTATTTCATTGCGGCAGTTGGGGCATATATATCCATTTTCAGGGGATTCCATAAATACGCTTACGTTCCAGGATTCTCTGCATACTTTGCAGGTTTCATGTCTCATGGCAGCTATTTCCTTTCTTCGGGCATGCAGCAAGTAAACGTCACATTTGTTCCTTCGTCGTCACCAGAACCTAGCAATGTAACTTTGATTTTATTTCCCTCTTGACTGATAATTATTCCACTTGATTCAATTTGGATATCAAAATTTGAAAATAGTGTTTTCTCTTCCATCTTAATTCCCTCTCTTTTTAAAATTCTTGACTTATCTGTTGATTGCATTCGTTAATTTGTTCCTGCAGAGCAAGCGGAGTTTTATAACTACCGATAATCTTTACTGCAAGGTCGCTTTGATTTCGCTTGATAGCCTTATATGAGGAAACATCAAACTCTCGTCTAAGCTGCCCGTGAATATCCGAATACACTTTGCCCCTGAGTGACCTGTCCTGATATGCATGTGACATTTTGCCACCCAATGATTCAACGCCCCGTCGTTTAACTGCAACTGTGATTCTGTCGCACTCAATGCCTAAAATTGGGAGTTCTCTTTTGAATGCTTGGAGATCTTCGTTCACGGCTTCTATTTTTGCTTCCTGTTCCTCAAGCGCATCAAGATACATTCTCATTTCTTCTTTTTTTGTGAGTGGCATTTTATATGAGCCTGTTTTTCTTATGCTGGGGATGACATCGTGCGTGATCCATCTTTTGAATTGTCTTGCTTGTGGTTTATCACTGCGGATAATTACGTTATATAGGCCACTTTCGTTTACAGTGTATGTTTGTTGTTCTCTTCCTAAATTGTCGGTGACTGGAGTCTGAATACACTCATCGTCATCAAGTCTTTCTGCAACTCTCCTTGTATCAGACAAGCCCAAAACATCGCATACATCCTTTAACACAAAATGCGTTTCTCCTTCGACCTCCAAAACTCTTACCTGCCCAAACTCTTCGTTTTTAAATATTTGTAATTGATTCATATTGTTTTCCCTTTCTATCCTCTTACAAGGTCCTGTGCTTCGATATAAGCAATGAACCGTCTGGTATTGATGTAACTCTCTAATTGATTTAATTGAACCGCTATGCCGAAAGGGAACAGCCCCTGCTTCAACCCCTGCCTGACGATCATCTGCGTTGTGCCAAGAATCTCTGCCGCATCGATTACCGATACCGTTTTCGGCATTTCTTTTTTTAGTGTTTCTATGTCCATACTACCCTCCATTTTCTTAAAATGTGAATAACTTTCGTGTTAACAGGCAAAAAAATTACCACTTAATTTCGTCTAATGAAACCGAGAACAATTTCGCTATCATAATTGCGTTTTTTATTTGTATTCTGCCTGCGTTTTGCTCCCAAGCGTTCCAAGTCTGAGCAGTGGTACCAACCTTTTCGGCGCATTCGTTCTGTGTCAAATTGAATCTTGCCCGTAACTCCTTAATCGAATATTTCAACATCATCACCTCTCTTTCTACAACATCCTAACATTTTCGACAGCACCTGTCAAGGGTGTTATGTGATTTTATTTCGTGTTTTAATGATTATTTGTCGAAAATTGCATATCTTTATTAAAAAAATATATTGATTGTTACCCTTGGCTGGGTGTATACTACTGAATAAGGGAGGTGTGTTAGATGTATTTTAAATCGAACATTCGATACTTGCGGAATAAGGCAGATTATACTTTAGAAGAAATGGCAAATAAACTAGGGTATAAATCTTATACTACAATACAAAAGTGGGAAGCAGGAACGTCAGAACCAAGAATGGAAGTGATTCAAAAAATATCGGCAGTGTTTAATGTTCCAATGGATCAGTTGATTAACTTCGACCTAAAGGGAATGGACATCAGGAACGGTAGCCGGCATATTTTCGAACCAGACGAAACCATCAAGCATTATGTTGAATTGCTAATGAAAGATGAAACCCTACAGTTTCTCATTATGGAAGCGGAAGATGCAACTCCTTCACAACGAGAAATGGCCCTAAAAATGATGAGGGCTTTGAAGCAGTAGAGGAGGGATGCTTTTGTGTTTGTTTATACCAACCGAATTGCCCGATAATATTATGTTGTCAATGCAAAAGATGGACAACGGGGAAATTGCGATTTACTACAATGCAAAATGTAATAAAACCATTGAGTCGGTTTCTGGGTACAGTGATTCAGCAAGAACGATTGAAAATTGCATTAGACCGAAAGAATTAAGGAGACCTGGTAAAAGAAAGATGGGGTGAGTATTATGCGAAACCCAAACGGCTTCGGTACAGTATACCGAATGAGCGGAAACAGAAGAAAGCCCTGGCGAGCGACAGTGAACAAAATCACTATTGGGTACTTCGATACAAAAGCGGCTGGGATGAGGGCGCTGGGTCAATATGACGAAAGCGCCAATAAGCCCAAAAGTAAATTGACATTAAAAAATGTCTACGAAGAATTACAGGGCATAACTACTTTTACAGACAGTCAAGTTAAAGCGTATAGCGGGGCTTGGAAGCATCTTGCCCCACTACACGACAACTTGATCGTCGACATCCGGGCCAGCACTATGCAGGAATTGGTTGATAAAGTTTATCAAACGAAATCACAAGCCACAGTTAAGGTGATGTTTGCGGTGCTGAAACGGATATTCTCATATGCAGCAGAGCAGGACGTTATCGGAAAGGACTACACCATGTTTTTAAAATTGCCAAAATCGGATGCAAAGCCAAGAACCGCATTCACGAAAGAACAGATTGAACTGATAAAGAAATCCAATAACGAATGGTCCGGCTCCGTGCTTGTACTAATCTATATGGGGTGGAGAATTTCAGAATTTTTCGATTTGCTGATTGAGGATGTGGATTTGGAAAAGTGGACCATAAAGGGCGGCGGTAAGACTGAAGCTGGTAGAAATAGAATTGTGCCTATTCACGAAGAAATCAGACCAATAATAACGAAATGGGTAAGCGAGAATAAAAAGTACTTAATAGAACATAATGGGAAAAAGTTGGGGGTTTACAATTACCGGGAGAATTACTTCAAACCGTTTTTGCTAGAATTAGGAATTGAAGGCGTGTCGCCGCATACGTGCAGGCATACCACAGCCACGATATTGAGTAAGGCCGGAGCAAGCACTAAATCTATACAGTTAATAATGGGCCACGCAGAGTATTCAACGACCGCACAAACCTACACACACCTCGACATTGACGACCTGCAAAAGGCTATGAAAAAAATTATGTAAACCCGAGATAACTTAAAAGATAACCGAAACTTTTGTGTGTTATTTGCGTGTTAACTACCCTAAATTGACATAAATTAGGGTAAATTTGAGAAAATTCAAAAAGGCAAAAACGTTGAAACCCCAGTCATTTCAAGGGTTGTGGAGATGGTAAAAAATGTCAAAATTAAATCCCCCTGATATAAAAACTATAATTTACACGTTGAAATTGCAACGTTTCCAAATGCCTTGCGAGTAGTGTGTGAGTAAAGCGAGTTAAATAATCGTTTGCGTGTTAAGTCAGAAAGAGGAGACAGTTATGGAAAGCAAAAAGGAAATAATCAACCTGGTAAACGTCCTCGCCGATTCAGTTTTAAACGACAAGGAGGCAACAACATCAGCCGAGCGGTGGTCAGAATATTGTGCGCAGGCCAAAATGTGTGTTCACGCAGCGCAAAAGATAATTGGATAAATAAAAAATCCACCCAAGGATTTCTCCCCGGGTGGCTTATTTATTTAATATCCGTTTCTATTGGGGCATTCTTTAATATGCTCGCGAATTTCATCTAATCGTAAATGTATGGCCTCGCTTGAACCCTCCACTTTGGTGAGCCGGTCTTGAAAGCTGTTGTGCTTATCCAATTTTTCTTTCATATATTTAAGTTCTGTTATGATTTTCCCGCCAAAGGCTCCAAAGCTACCGGCATATATCACTATTTGTATCCAAAATTTAGCATCAAATTGTTCCATACTCGCCCCCCTCTATAATGTGTTATTTCGCTTGTGGTCCCTATACATAAACACCAGTGATTTAACTTCTGACTCTCGGAGTCCCAATGTTTTTCCATTTCCGGCAATTATTCCAACTTTAATGGCCCACTCAACGGCAATCTTCCAGTCACCTTTGAGCTCCGAAACTGTTTCATATACCTTCATCATGTCTTCTTCATCCTCCACTATTTTCTTTATATTCATTAGATGCCAGGTAGGATCCACTGGCTTGTCGTTTTCCCTGAGTTCGAAATGCAGATGGAGTTGAGCGCCAACACCGGTATTACCCATAGTGCCGATTACCTTGCCAGCAGAAACCTTTGTTCCAACCTTAGCACCTTGCTCCATAAGATGCTGATATAGGGTTCTTATGTTTTTCCCGTCCTTTGTTCCGTGGTAAACTACAACTAACCACCCTCTGGCAGAATTCCATTTGCTTTCAAGAACTGTCCCTTGCATTACACTGACCACAGGACCCCCGTTTTTGACCGTGTGGGGTTTTAATCTGTCAGTGCCTAAATCTACACCGGCATGCCAAGTTGTGGCGCCTGGTATATCAATTTCCCTGTTTCCATATGGGCTGGTTATTCTCAATGGAGTATAAGGCAAACTATTAAAATAATACATCTAATATCTCCTATTCTATCAGCTTTGATTTCGTGCTTTTGCTTAATCCCTCCAAATATATTGTTAGTTGGTTTGCGGCATTATCTACTAATTTACCTATTAATTTTTGAGGTACTATTAATTTGGCCAGATCCGGGAGCATATTATAAACAAGCTCGCATACATAAGCCTTTTTGAATGGGCCTGTGCCGCCGCCATAGCTGTCCTCAGCTTCTCTTACAAGTTCAAGCAAGAATCCTGCAATCTGGCTTCTATATCTCGTCTGCAGGCCAATATAGGCCAAGGCGATTAGAATAACAATAACCATTATCGTTATCCAATTATCAAGTATTAAGTTCATCATTTTTATTTACCTTCTCCTTCTTTTTTATTGACGATAGCGCCCAGAGTTCCGTTGTTGTGAATCCAAACCAGCAGCCAACCAAAATACCTGGCTCACTTGATGTGTGCCAGAATACAATCAATACTGCCGATGCAAATATCACATTGAGAACTACAATTGAAAGCACTATCCTTTTGCTAAATCTCAATTGATCACCTCCTAAATAAATCAATGCCAACCTATTTTAACACTTCCATGCCGAATATCGAACCAGATAATACCGCAGAAGGATCTGCTACTCCTGCCGTATCCGCATTTATTTCAAAATAATCTCCCGAAACGCAGTTTACAATTTCGCTCATTGCCATAGTAGTTAGATATGTTGATGTGGTGCTGCCTCCGAAAAGGCCAACCATTGTTTGACGGACCTGACCATTTTTATTCAAATAAATATTCACTCCAAAAATCCCATTATTGTTAAGTGTTCCTTTCCAGTAAAGCCTAACGCGTGTAACCCCGGTTGGTACCGTGATCCGCTTAGGAAAAGTAGCTAAATTGATAGCACTGAAATCATCGTTGTCTTTGATTCCAAATGTTATAATCCCTTTGCCTGCAGAGCCCGAATGTGCGCTTCCATTTGATAGTTGGCTATACTTCCCGTAATATTTGGCAGGATCCATTCCGTCCATCCTAGTATTGACATCATCAACATCGCCCTCAAGAACCGTCATCCTGTCATTTAGGATTCTGTCCTTATATGTCATATATATTCTTTCATCGGTAATGTTCGCAGTTACAATTGTTGAGAATCCGTTTGCCACTGATACCTGGGCAAGAGATATTTCATAAGTGGTTGAGTTTTGTGTTAACGCTGGAGCTGTTGGTGATGATGCCGGGGTTCCCTGCTTCACAGCAAACTCAATCATTCGATCGGCAGTATTCAGCCTTGCAATGATTCTGTCAACACGGGGATTTCCGGAAGTGTTGTCGGAAATGGTTGCATTTAATGCACTATCAATTACTCTCATTGCGCCTTCTATGACTATTGCCCCGGGATTAACTTTTACTGTTTTATTTGAGACCGTTTGCTGTTCTATTTTTAAACTGGTAACCACATCTCCAACAACTCCGTTATCAACTAATTTTTTGTAGTATTCCTGCCAATCTGCTGCCGAATAAAGTCTGTCACTCGCAACATCATTGAACGGCATTCCAAAGTCTTTTATTACCATTTTCCCCTCCTTACCATACAACCTAAACCTAAAAAAAGTCGCTTAAAACTCAATTTAAAGCCTCGGTTTTCCCACTAAAATAGGGCGATTTCTCGCCCTGTAAAATTTGCTATAATTCAAACTTAGTCAACACTAATTATACAATATTCGGATATACAAATCCCGTTATTTCAAAATAATCTTCTTCCGTGATTACTTTTCCAACAACATTTCTAACCCTATTAATATCCCATAAACCAGTATCATAATATCCTTTTACTTTTTCAAACATTACAAATCAACTCCCATCATAATTGCGACATAATCAATGTCTGCCCTGCTCTGGTTTATGAGAACGCTCTCATACTCTGCTTTTGTGTATTCTTCCACATCATATCCGTAAAATTGTGGTTCGCCATCTTTTAAAGGTAATGCTATTACATTAGCATTACGGTAGACTGTGGTTTGGCTTGATTCCATGTCTAATTCTATTGGAATTTCTGTGCTTTGACTTTTGTAACTTTTCATAATTTACCTCCATTTATAATTTTAAAATTGGTCAGCCCCAAACCCCGACTAGGCAGGGGATAAAAACGAAAGGCGAGAGCCGAGGCTCGCGTACACAGCCGAGGCCAGATTGTTCAGAACCACACACCGAGAACCAACAAGCAGACCGTCGCTCCAACCCCCACCAGCTAAGGCATAGTCTACCTGGGCGGTATTGTACCATAGGCCGTCGCAATAATTTGTGGTCGCTGAACCCGATGCAACCGATGGGACATAACCTTGGTCTGTTAAACTTTGTGCTACCGATACATACCCTCCATTTGTTCCGCTAGGAGTTATGCCTGTGGCTGTGTATCCTGTTCCGTCAAAGTTATACGGAGGTGTCATTTTGGTTTTAATCCCACTATTTAATATAAGCCCAGCCATACCTTCCCAAACATTACCATAAAATCCTTCAATTCCAAATACTTTAATATCAGACGTTTCGTCATTGTAACCTTTAAACTGGGGTTGAGTCTTTAATGTTCCTGTGGCAATTGCAGTTGTATTTGTTGTTTTGCTTCTGCCTGCGCCAAACGTTAACTGCGAATTGTCGGATTTACCTATTAGCGTTAGCAAATCACAAATGAAATCCCAACCTGACTTATAAATAGTATAATAACCACTACCGTGTGCAGTTGCATAAGTCGCCTCTGTATTTCGTGTTTGCGACACCATTATTGCTTGGTCTGCAAACGAGGCAAGTTTTGACGATTTATTGTACCCTTTAAATGCACCCCAATAAAATGCGTCTTTGACATTCCCTAATGCGTTTTGATGAGCATAAGCCTTATAATTTGCATCATATTGTACGTTTGAAAAAATGACGTAATCATAAGTGGCGTCTGAATATCTATAAACCCACTTATACTTGCCAAACTCAATCATTGCGTTACCATCGTAGGCTGTATTACTAACATCACTCGCTGTTACTCCGTCTGCTTTTTTAGTTAAATCAGTCCTTGATAATTCATACCCAACAGTCCCGTCAGTTTTTAGCATTACAGGTCGGCACACATCATTTACAAATGTACTCCAACCACCGTAGACAAAACTACCACCCGTGAAATCCATATATGCAGGAGTTAAACCTACCGCATCGTAGAGATAAGTAATCCGAGTTGCAGGATTGGAATTGCCTCGTTCTCTTCTAAACCCATATCTTTTTGTTGTCAAATATTGCATTGACACATTTCTAATGTTTCCTGCAACCGCTGTAAATTGTGTAGATTCGCTTGGTGCGATATATAATGATTTTGCATTTACACTAATTTTATATACTTGATTTTGAATTACTCTGAACGTGTGAGAAGTTTCGCCCGTTAGTAATGTGTACGTTTCAGATTTTGTATTATCTGTGATATTTGTCAGTGTTATGATTTGTCCTACTACAGGTTGTGCATCATCTGTCGATACGGTTACTATACAAGCTTCTTGGGTTCTTGTGTCTACCGTTGACGACAAAGTGCTGACTAAGTCACTTAAATTCTTTCCTTGATTTGCTGATAACGCATTTACAGTTGATGTGCTTGTTAGTAAATCTTCGACTATTACCGAGCCACCACCACCACTTGCGACACCATCAATGTTTAGTTGGTTTAAATCCCATTTGGAATCTGCTGTGTTGTAAATAAACCAACAATACATAGTCTTTGAAGCAACCGTTGTTGTTGGTAAAACCACTCCCATACTTCGATAGATTGCGTTCCAGGTTAATGTTCTTGCCGTACCGTTGTCTAAAATCCTTATGATTATCTCCTGTCCGTTTGTTGGCGTTCCTGTTGGTGCTGAAACTGTAACATTCGCCGCCAGCGCTGTAACCGTATATATATCTTGTGTATCTCCTAGTGGTGCTGGTGTTCCTGTCGCAAGTGTGCCAGCTCGTTTTGTTATACGTTTGTTAGTCCATGTAGTTGTGACGGTTGTAAAGTACGAAAGTATTTGAGTTTTTAAATTGGCAAAAGTCCACTTTTTTAATACGAATGATGCCGCACTGTCAGCCGCACCGATGAGGTCAGCGTCTACTAATGTAGTTTTTGCGGTTGCCGAATTATATAGAGAACCTATATTAGTTGTTGTCGGTGTGACTCCATCGGCACCAGGTATTCCTTGTATTCCTTGTGGCCCCACCAATTCGACATATGTATATGTTGGGGATCCGGCAACTCTAACTCCAAGTTGTGTTCCTGACCAATTAAATTCAAGCCCGCTTCCGGTTGCCCCAGTTTCACCAGTTAAACCGGTTACTCCCGTATTTCCCGTATCCCCTTTTACGCCCTGTGTGCCGATTAAATCGACATAAGTATATGAAACATCGCCCTCCACTCTAACGCCTAGCTGAGTGCCATTCCATGCGTACTGTAAGCCTTTACCAGTTAATCCTGTCAACCCTGTTTCGCCTTGGGTGGCATAAGGCAATGCAGCCCATAGAGTTGAGCCATCGCCTATTTTAAACTTCTTTGTATCGTTCTCTATCGCAAGTTCGCCCACCGCCAAGATGGGATTTGCAGAAGTCCAAGCCGAAGCTGTTCCGTTTCTTATTTGTATTTTAACTGCCATTTATACACCACCTCCGCTAATTGGATCTATACCGCCATAATTGCTGGTAGGAGTTCCACCATCTAAATTATACGCCGTTGCTAATGAGCCTCCGTTTAATTCGGTTTCAAGCGAACTAATTCTTTTTGCTGCCGAACTAACCACCGAAGTAATCGTTTTTTCAGGCTTGCCGAATTCAGGGATAATCGATACCCTCCCTGCCTCATATATTTCTTTTACCTTTTGTAACTGTAAATGTTGCAAATTATCCTTATCAATTACCACTGTGACATAATCTCCTAGTTCGTAATCAATTCCATATACAAACTGTTTTTCAATCGTTTCAAACTCGTAATTATTTATCTCTCCAAGTTCATTTAGCTGCTGATTGCCTCTTTCTGTTAAGGCTGAGATTGCGTCAATATCCCTAGCATCTATAAACACTTCTTTCTTCCTGGTTGCCGATGTAGAAATCTTAACAATTGTTCGTTCTGCACCCTCGCCTTGTCCTGCTACATAAGCAATGTTTTTTGTTGATGTTGTGTCCCTAACTTTCTTGTATTCGGCAATGTTGCCATATTTAAGGCCGAACAAAATTCGAGAGTTAACGCTTTGCAGGGAAGTTTTATTCATTCCCCCGCTTACATTAAATACAAAATTTTTGTTTGGAAAGTCAATATCAACAGAATATCCTAGGTCTTCCGTCGTCAGTACACGTGATATTTCATCGGTTAGCACCTTATATCTCGTTTGTTCTGTTATGCTGGCGCCAATTCCCTTGATGTCTCCAAGCACCAGCGGATATTGTTTTCTCGATGTGTCTGCTGGATTTATACAATTAGCGTTTACCCAAGCCCTGACAACCAATTCCCTTGTGCCCGTTCTGATATCATATCCTGCTATCGGAATAGTTATGTAATCCTTTAATATAGTATTAATTGATGTTGCTTGTACATCATAATTTACAGTATTCCCGGAAAGAGTTTCCTCGATTTTTTCTACGATAAATCCTTTTGAATATTCCTGATCAAACCATACCACATCATTAATCTGTATTAGATTGGCATTGGTAATTTCACTGTTAATGCGCATTGAAAAACTACCAATACCATTCCAGGCCCTGTTGATTATGACTGATTCAAATCCACGAATGGCCGCCTTGTAATTAAATTGTAAATCCATAATATTCAAAGTTTTCATTATACACCTACATATCTATTTCTAAATTTCAAGGTTGCCGTTCCTATTTCACTTGCGTTTGCGGTTATGGCAATGTTATTATCTCCTAAAGCCAATTGGAAAAAATCCGTCTGTGCTACATCTATATATTCAAATGCGCTTTCAAACTCGGCTGTTGACAATGTGTATTTGATAACGTTAATATCATCAAAAGATGTTGAGATCACCAACCTTTCATCTACTGTTAGATTTAGACCGATAACTATTTTTTCATTTGTTAGTACCTTCGTGATTGTAAGTGGGGATGATTGAGGCCCATCAATTATAATGTTTAGAGGACACTCTGCATCGCCCACATTATTTAAATTGAATCCGCTTTGGTTGAAATATCCGAAGCGGAATGATTCGTTAATTGCTACTGGAAAGTTGAACGTTGATGCTCCCGATATTGCCTTTATTTCGGTATAATTGAAGTCTTGAAGATATGGGTTATAAACCTCAAATATTACCTTCGTAATCTGGAACGTTTTTCCTCTGTCCTTGCCTCCTGGTCGAGATGGCAACATCCTTGTTTTGACTTTATCAAATATATAATGCTTTCCGTCATTCACAACTGTTAACGTTGCTATCCCTAATTTGGGATTTAGAATACTATACAATGTCCTCATGTCTTCGTCTAATGATTCTGACGTTACTACAAATTCAACAGAAATTACCTTGGAAGAAAAATAAGAATCTCCCACTCCTGTTGACCCATCCTGGTAAGGAGATTGTATTGATTGGCTAACTGATTCAAGCCCTCCAATGTCGTCAACTTTTTGCCATTTGTATTTGGAGGTTGCGGAAAACTCTATTGTCTGCCCTGCTTTATTCGTATAAATCAATTTCTCCATACTACAACCCCCATGCTAATTTTTTGTCCAGTATTGATAGTTCCTTTACTACATCGTAAGGGCTTCTCACATTGACTGAAACATTCATTGTGTTACCTTTGCTTCCATTTGATTGATTGCTATATTGTTTGCTTTCTTCTGCCGTCAGTAGCCTTTCTCCTTTATGTGCTAAAATATTAAACCCATCGAAAGGAACATATTCTAGCCCATTTGCGCTGACGCTGTTTGACCCGCCTCCCTTAGAAACATCTTTTTTCTTTACTGGCTTATCATTCCACTGTGTTAGCCAATCAACGGCTGTTTTTATTGCACCTGTTACTTTGTCAAATATATCCACTACCGTTTGCACCGTGGTAACCACTGCATCGAACGCCAATTTAATTGCGCCCTGAATCAATGGGAATGTTGGGGATATGAAATCCCACAATGCTTTTAGTATTGGTATTAAGTTCTCGCTGAATATCTTCCACACGCTTTTTACTATTTCCGATATAGCCCCAAACACATACCCTATGACACTCTGGATCATTGGCATATTTTCTTGAACCCATGCGAACAATGATTTAAATATCGGCAACAGATAAGTATTGAACCACTCGTATGCAACCCCGATTGCAGTGCTTATAACATCAAATGCCTTTCCTACAAATTCTTGAATCTCTGGCATATTTTCAAGCAGCCAGTCAGCAAGGTTTTGGAATATTGGCATCAATTCAGAACCAACCTTATTAAATACTCCACCCATTGCTGTTTTAAGGGTGTCAAGTGTATCTCCAAATGCTTCGGCTGATGCAACGGATTCGTTTGACATTACGCCACCCATTGCTTCCGCTTCTGCTTTCAGTGCGGCGATTCCCGCCGAACCTTCGTTTAATAATGGAGTAAGTTCTGCATATGACTTTCCAAAGATGTCATTTGCAATCGCATTTCTTTCGGTTATATCTTTTGAATCTGCCAATTTTGCAAGTACCTGGTCGAATGCTTCTCCTGAAGAGATGTTAGTAATATCAATTCCCAATCTTTCATAAGCTTCTGATGCTGCTGTTCCTCCCTCGGCTGCGTCAGTAAAAGCCTTCTGCTGCTTAATCATTAATTTTTCAAGAGATTCCGCTTCCACCCCTGATAGTTTTGCAGCATAAGCAAACTTCTGGTATTCTTCCGCTGACATTCCTGCTCTTTGTGATGAGTCCTCAATTGCACTCATTGAGTCAGTTACCTTCATAACCATTCCGGCAACGGCGCCACCAACAATGGAAACGCCGCCGGCAATAGCCATTCCCCACTTTCCAGCTGTAACAATTCCGGCACCAAGTTTACTTCCAAGGCCTTCTGCTTTTTCTTCTGTTTTGCTTATGGAATCATTGGCCTTTGTATTATCAACCAATATAGTTCCAAATAGCTTGAATATTTCCACCTAATCACCTACCTTTCAAATAAAGTTAGGATTTCTTCCACATCCCCTAATATTTCTTTTTCACTTTTTATTATCAGTGGCTTCATTGAATTCTTGAATTCATCAAATCCCATTCGTTGAAATTGTATGTCACTGATCCATCTTTGAAAAAGAAGCTCCTCCGTCTTTTGTTCGAGTGCATACTCAATAAGCAAAAGAGCTTCGTCAACATTTAGCGAATTAACATAATCAAGCGAATGGTATCTAACGAGAAGCAGGTCTGTTATTTCTTCCCAAGCAAACCTGCTAACAAAGTAAAAAAACGTTTCAAGTCATTTTCCTTCGCCAGCGCTTCGATACTGTCAGCGAGTGATCCAAGTTCCATTGTTTCAACATTTTTGGCATCCATTTCAAATGGACCCGAAAGTACTTCGTAAATTGCCTGTTCAGACTTCTTTTCGGATAATATTTCAATGAATCCGAGTATGCCTTCAATCCCGGCATCTTCAATATTAAATTCTCCGGTAGAGATCCTTTTAAGTAATGGTTTTATTTCTTCTTTCAAGTTGGCTTTTTTAATTAGCCTCATAGCGTTAAACACATCGCTTGTTTGTAATTTTCTCATAATTGCTCCTTAAATTGGGTAGTGCACTTCAAATGGCGGTGTGTCTAATGCGGTTGAATCATAATGTCCAGTAAAAGTTAAAGCAATTAGTGCCTCACCTTTGTCTGCTGTTGCTAAAGTCAATCCGCCTGTTGACAACGCGTTTTTGACCTGGATAATAACCGGAAGTGCTTCGCCTGATAATCTCCCAACCCATGTAACGTTATCAACATAATCAGTTAATGCGATATCGTTGTTTGCTGTAATTTTCTTGTACCCAGTTGCCCCGGCTACCGATACTCCCGTTCCAAGTGATAATTTCAAAATGTCCTCGCTGACCTCTTTGACATTTGCTGTTAATGTAACCACCCATTCATCAATTACTTCTAAGCCCTTTGCTGCGCCCTTTACACCATCAACCTCAATTCTTCGTATAGTTGGTACTGCTGAGAATGTGCCTCCGCCTTGGGTGGCGCCGAGTAGCTTCCCTGCCGTAACTGCGGAAGCGTATGTGTCTGTGCCTACTGTAAAATTCTTAAAAAATGCACCAGCATCAAGTAAAAGTTTTTCCGCAGTTGTTGCTGTAAATCCACTATATGTTGTCATTCTTTTATTCTCCCTTCAATTCGTGAAGATGTACCTCGAAAAGCAATCTCCTTCTTATTATTTGTTTATCTTCTTCCTTGACCGTTCCCCTTAATCCTTCGTACAATGTGAACTGTATGCTTGAATTGATGAAATGGTATTTGTGCAATACTGTTTGAACTTGATCCGCTAAAGTTTCAGCCGCCGTAGAGCTGGTTCCGTAGTCTAAGATATTTATTTCTAACTGCATAAGTATCCTGCCGTACTCTTTCGTCACTTCGCTTAATTCATAGACTAGATACGAGGTTGCGGTGTCTGGTGCTTCTTCATAGTAAACATTTGTTGTCAAAGTCTTTAACAATCTCTGCAACTCTGTTCTTAATGCTATTGTTTTAGTCATCGCTTATGTCCTCGCTTTCATCTATCATCGCCAGAGCCTTTGCTTCGTCTTCTAACCCACTTAAATATTGAGACTGTATCTTTATCAGCATTGGTATATTGTCCTTCACTGTGTTGTATAATGCGGCTTGTTTGGGTACTTTTTTAGAACCCAACTCCTGGAATCCACCATAGAACCCGCCTGGCTTAAATCCAATTTGTAAATCAGAATCTTTTTTTCTTACCCAATACTGAATATTCTTGGCAAGCCTTCCAGTTCGTCTTTTAATTTGTTGCCGGGTTTCCCTCGCTATAAACTTCCCGCAATCTTTAAGAGCAGCGCGAGTTAATTCTTCAAGTGTATACTGGACTTTATCCACGCTTGACACAAAGGTAACTCCATCCTTCTTGTTCATTTTTATGACTGATTTAGGCATTGTCATTTCGTCACCACGATTTCAAGTTCGTTGCTATCTTTTCGGTATGTTCTCAAAACCGTATATCTGCTTGATTCGTATTTGATAAATTCCTGATCGCTATAATCGTAATAGTCGGCAATTACAAAAGTTAACTCAGGCTTTAACCCTACACCTAATGCTTCATATTTTTCTCGCATACCAATTGACTTAACTTCTGCGAATACTTCCGTTTCGGTTATAACCTCAACCATATCTCCAATCGCATCTTGTGTATGTGTTATTGACATCAAAGTTATTACATCGTTATACATTAAACCACCACCACTTCAACGCTGTATGAAGTTGATTTTCTCAAACAATCAAGTTGATATTGCCAACTTATGAAATAGCCTTCCCTCATTTTGTCGTTCGAAGCAAAAGAATATTTGCAATAGACTTTTATTGCCTCTAAAACCAAAGCATCCGTTTCAATTATCATTGCTTGTAATATTCCGGCTCGTTCCATTTCTTTTTTAGCTGTGTCAATGGTTGCCTGTATATCACTATCAAGTTTAATATGGTTTATTCTTAATGCTAATTTAACTTTTTGAATTGTTGTTAATTCAGCCATTATTTCACCTTCTTCGTTCTTGTTTCTTCATTCTTTACATCAACAACGGCATATTTGATTTTATCTTTAGTTAATTTTTCAATCCTATTTCCGTATGATATTAAATCCTCATCTTTTATTTCAATTATTTCTCCAGGAAGTTTCATCTTCTTTTCAAAAGGATCAAATAACTTTCTGATTACTTTGTATTTCAATAATTCACCTCCTTAGTAAATTCCTTCGTCTTCTTCGTACATGAACAACTTAATGAATGCTTTAGTGAGTGCATCGGCTCCAGTGTTAGTAAGTTTAACAATGTACTTTTCGCCAGCACTCTTAGTAATGATTTCCTCATAAAGTCCACCGCTAATACTTGCAGAACCAACGTTTTGTGCGGTGGAATCAATAAGCACTACTGCCATTTCCCAAACTATTCCATCTGCGTCATATGTAGGTCCAGCTCGTAAAACCGATTCCGGAACATCTGTTGAATTATGATTTGTATTTATCAAACTAACTTCATTTCCAGTATCAAGCGTTACTGTAGAATCTTTTAGGATTTCAAGTTTAGCAGATGAACCCAAGGCAGTTAATATCAAGTTCTTAATGTGAGCAAATTTAGTTGTAGGCCCGGTTAGACACCATGATAAAGAAGCCCCAGAAGCCAAACTTCCTGAGTATTCTATAAATGCTTTATATCCTCTGCCGATATGATTTAGTGTGTGGTCTGACTCAGTAGTTTTTACGGCTCCAGTCACATTTTCAATTATATTTTTAGGTTCGTTGTCATTGTCTAAAAAATACCCTCTTTGTGGTGCGAATCCTCCCATATTATCCCTCCTTTAAAAGATAAGGGAGCCGAAGCCCCCAATAAATTAAAGTGCTCTGGTGTAAAGGTTGAATGCGTCTGGCAAGGTTGGTTTACCATCTGCAAGAGCCATTGCTCTGAACACAGTGGAACCAGTTCTGAAAGCAACGGATGCGTCAGATTCGATTGTGATGTCTTTTGCCCAGTTGAAGTGGTAATAAGACAGGTCTCCGAATATCATGCTGTCAGCAGTCATATAATCGTCAAGGATTACATCATAACCAAGAATCTTATAAGCAAGTGGGTTCTGCATATCAACGCCAATTCCCTCAGTTGCAAGTGCTGTGATTACATCTCCGAAGTATAATGCGGATGGCATTACAAATTTTGCGTTTCTTCTGTATTCGGAAGAAGGAAGGTCTGCGATGACTCCAACTAGGTCGGAGAACAGCATGCCAGCCTTTGTAAATGTGCCTGTATTTGTAATCTGTCCAGCAAGAGCAAGACCAGTAGGTTGGGTATTTCCAACACCATTAAGAATGGCATTATCAACAGCTTTACTCATCTTCTTAACAAGCGCATTTACAAGGAATGCCTCAAACGCCGGAACCGACATAATTGAAACATCGGCGCCAACTTCAATTGTTTTAATTAATTTATAAGCTGCAAGCGATACAGCATCAAATGTATCAGCAGAATCAGTTGAGGCGGTTCCCATAGCAACCCAAGAAGCGTCGTTCTTAACATTCTCTCTTGGCAGTGAAAGGTTTCCAGGTATATTTGATTTAGTTACAAACGGATACAGAATTGAAGTCTGTTCCAGTTTCTCGATAATTGAGTTCATTGTCTGTGTTGGGATTGCTACAGTGGCAGTAATTGCCGCTCTTTCTTCTGCGTCAAGCGGTTTTCCCATAAGGTTTTTCATGTATGCGTCTCTATACTCCATTGTTTCAGGTGCGAATGTTCTTTCTTCCATCTCTTTTATTTCCTTTCTTATTTCAATAACTGTTGGGATGACTTTCCCTGACTGAATGTCAAGAGCCGTTTGTTTTCTTGCTTCTAATGTTTCAAGTTCTGATTTTCTTTCAAGAAGTCCGTTTTTTTCAACTCCTAAAGATTCAACAACTTCAATCGTTGTCGCTTCTCTTACTTCCGTATCAAGCGCTGCAAGTCTTTCAATAACTTTTTGTAAATTCATATTTTCCATTTGTTCCTCCTTATAGGATTAATATTTTGGCTTTTGCTAGGTTTAACTTTTTTTCCTGCTCTTGCGACTCCCGCTTTTCTACTTCGATCACTCCGTCTATGTAGGTACGAGCAGATATTTCAGTGTCGTTATTGGCAGGAATGCTAACAGCGGACACGTCATATACTTTTTTTACTTTCAGGATTGTTCTTGTTCTTGTTTCCCGGTTATATGCTTCCTCTTGAACGATAAAGGCCCACGACATCCTTGTGACAAGCCCTGTTGCTATCTCTTGATATAATTCCTTGCTTGCTACCGAATTTCTTAAATCGGCACAAACAAAAAGACCAACATCATTGGCCTCTAGAATTAAACTTTTATTTGATTGCCTTGCCATTACTTTTCCGGTGTGATCATACTGCATAATCACATCCGACATATCTGCGGAATCAAGTGCGTGCCTATCTATTGTTTCATAATATTTGACTCCATCATATTCATACAGTTCATAGGGCTTATTAAATGTGGTTGCAAATCCCTCAACGTAGTAATCGGATTCAATCCTTTTTGTCAGCGCTGGCTGCAGCATTTGTATCTGTCGGTATTCCCTCTTATTCAACATCATCACTCCCTTCTTTTGTACTATTATCTTCCACTGTTGCTGTATCTAGTCTCCTTATAGGTGTATCACCACCTTCAAGAGGCCCCAGATTTAAAACTTGTCTCCATTCATTTGGAGTCATCGCTCCACGATCTACCATACCAACTAAAGAAAGCTTATCTTTCATGCTTATGAACTGCATTCTGTTGGCCTCAATAATTATCTCATTGCCAAAGCCTTTTTCTCTGTCTGTAAATATTTTATTTGTTAATTCTAAGCTTAAGGCAATAAGAAAACCCTCTATGCTTGATTCATAAAATGATTGCAATTGTTCAGGGGTTGCTTTTCCCATTAGTATTTCATCATTCATGCCAAAATATCTGTAAACATTATTTCGTAATTCCTCGATGGTTTTATAATTTGCCGTTTGTGGGGCCATTGTTATTGGGGTAAACTCTTGCGTGCTATCTATTGATGCAATTCCTCCCTCGTTTGCAATATTCATATAGTCTTTTACAAATATATCCTTTTGATTTTTCACATCTTCTGGGTCCAGCATGGCTTTTGTTGATTTTAAAATACCTCGCAGATTTGATGTTGATTTAATGGCATTTCCCAGCCCCTCATTTGTGGTGTTCAATAATTCCAATGTGTTCAGAATTGCATTATTATTGTCACCGAAAATGTCAGATGTGTTGTAATCCTTCCTGACAACCGCCAAATCCTCCCAGGATAAAGTTAATTCATTTAAACTGGCAAACCTAAACTTGATATATATATCAGGTCCAACAGTCACTGCCTCACAATAAGCCTTTGGCAAAGGGTAAAGACCTATGCATCTACCTGCATCATTTCGTTGTATAAAAATAAATGCCGTATTATCTATCTCGACTCTTGTTCTAATCTTATATAAAAAATCTTTACCATTCATATAGACATTAGGGCGATACTGTATCATTTTCTCAAGGGCTCTGTTTCCGGTTATGCTCTCTTTTTCTGTTCTGACTATACATTTTGCATTCGCCTTTGAGCTATGCTCTGCTAACGTACGTATACAACTCCTTACTATCTCACTTGCATATATGTCAGTTCCAAAATATGAAAATGAGGATACATACGTTCCAAGTTCCTTCCATGATCCTGTGGTTACAAGTCTTTTGACGTTTCCAAACATTGAACTAATGAAATTTCTAAATTGCACTTTTCTACCTCCTATCTTACTTAATAAATGGAATATATTCTTCAAATTTATTATTATAAACAACCCATGCGTTCAAAAGCGATACAACTCCATCAATTCTTCGTGGCTGTGATATCTTAACGGGTTGTATTGATTCTATTCCGCCGGAATTAAGCGATTTCTTCGCTGTATTAGTCAGGCACCATCGGAGCATTGGATTGTTGTTATAATTTATATTATGTTCGGCAAAGGATGCTCCCATTTGTTTCATGGGTTGTGACCATGTATAAGGTCCCTGTGCCACCTTCTCTAACTGGAATCCATAACCCTCCATTTCTGGCACCCAGTACCCGGATAATGCTCTGTCATATCCTATATGCAGGGGGCGGATATTATACTCCCTCAACATCTCAACAAACCATGCTGTAACATCCGAAAAATCCACTTGCGCTCCTTTGCATACTTTAAGCCATCCTTGTTCTGCCCAAAGTTTATAAGGTGCTTCTTTTGATTTAGTATGATCTAATATTCCAATTCTGTTTTCCGGTAGGAAATACTTCTGTATGACATACACTCTTTCATCCTTCGGCTTTCTTATAAGCAAAGTGGCACACGTCAGGTCTGTGGTGCTTGATAAGTCGCAGCCTCCTATTGCATAACTATTTCGCAGGGATTCCATATCATATGTATCCTCGTTTACGATTGCCTCGAACGGGAGCCAGCTTGATACGTCCGTCTGCGGCATATTGAAGTCTTTGCACAGTAATGTTGGCAGATATGATGAATCATTCTTTGCTTTCTCTATATCGTCTTTCAGTTGTTGATATGATTTAATGGTTCCAAGGCCCGGATTAGCTTTGCCCCACATCGTTTCATCTGCCCACTCATCCTGATTATCTAGTTTGTAAATTACCGGAAACAATCTATCGTCATTAATCACATTCAGCGCTACTTTTGTCGCATATTCATGTTGAGTGTCATATATTCCTTCCCGTAAAAATCCGCTGGTAGTTATTATTCCCAACAGCGGCTGTCTTCTTGCTTTCATACCTTGTCTAATTACGTCATAAAGGTTTCTGTCTTTTATTTGGTGAAGTTCATCCATACAGGCGAAGTGGACATTGAGGCCATCCATTGTTTTTGACTCGCTTGCAAGAGCCTTCATGACTGATCTGGTTAAGTTAAACCGAAGTCCCTCCCTTGTGGATTTGATTAGAGCCTTTAGTTCCGGTGATTGCTCAATGATAGCCCTAGCCACTTCATACACAATCTTCGCTTGGTCAAGTTTTGTCGCCAGTGTATAAATCTGGGCACCGGCTTCTCCGTCAGCAGTTAACATATATACAGCAATACAACCACTGAGGAATGATTTTCCATGTTTTCTCGGTACTTCAAAATGATATTCCCTGAATCTCCGAAGTCCGGTTGATTTTTCTAACCATCCAAATGTATTTTGGATAAAGGCCTTTTGAAATAATTGGAGTTCTACAAGATGGCCGGCAAACTCTCCTTCATAATGTCTGCAGAATTTTTCAATAAATGTTATTACGTGTTCACCAACAATTTCATCAAAATAAAATTCCGCTGTGGGCTGATTGTCCATTTCGAGCACCATTCTTTTGTAGATTTCTTTTATCTCGACTGGTGCTAATATTGCGCCACTGTCTATCTGCTTTTGATACTCTCTCACATAATTCATTTTTTGCCTGCCTGTATGAATTCCCTTAATGCTTCCCCGGCTTTATTCGCCTCTCCGGTTTTCGAATCAGGAAGCAGCTCGTTTAACTGCTTGATACTGGTCATATAGTTTTTTATAGTCGTGTTATATGATTTTTGCGCTGGGTTTTCTCCTTTAGAAATGAATCCATTCCCATTCATAGTCTCAACAACGACACCTTCCAACTTCACTAATGTTTTCAATTCATTTATAGTCTCTCCCATATAAACCACTTCATCAATTAATCTATAGGCCAATTTCTTCTTATCTTCTGCGATATCGTCAAACCTTTTTCTAAGTTGATTTATCTCTTTCGTTGTTTTCTTATCTCTTTCCATTTCTCCTCCTTGGACCCCTTGCTATACTCGGCACCGTCCGGCAAGAGAAAGGATTACACCGTCGGTCTTTTAGCAGCTGTTGCCATTTGAATTATAGGGGGACTATGCTTCTGTATGTTTCCATATTCATCGAAGTAATAATCATCAGCAACATCAATTAATGTTTTGCGATGCTTATCATGTTCTCTACAGTGACAGTCTCTACACAAACTAATAAGGTTGCTTGCTTTATGTGTCTCCATCTTCTCTATGTTGCCAGGTGTTATCCTCTCAAGGTGGTGAACTTCTGATGCTGGATTGCCACACCAATTACATATATACTTATCTCTCTTTAAGATGGAATCTCTTATGCCTTTCCACTCTTTACTGTTATAGAACTTCTTGCTAAATTCCCTCGCCATGTGTTCTCCTTAGCATTGTATATAATAAAGTGTCATATCTTGAAATTGTGTAACGTTTTTGTTTGCCTCTGTACCCGTTGATATACCAATGTTTAAAGGCTTTCTATATTTATTAATGTAACATCAATTCTTTTTGTAACCTTATTTTAAGTTTTTGCTGTTTTTTATAAGTTTTTCACTCATTAACAATATCGGTAGTAATTCAAATAATTAGCAATATCAACCTTTCCAGAGATTATTGTTGTGGTTATTTATGTTACAACATATCATTGTGTCACATTGTTAATAAAGCTTAAAATCTTTCAGGTTTTCGTTCATTACGTCTTGCGTTATGCCTATGTATATAAGCGTAACATCTACAGATGAATGATTGAATATGAGTTTAAGTGTGACTACATCCTTTGTCTGCTTATAGTAATGATATCCCATTGTCTTTCGCAGCGAATGTGTCCCGAAGTTTCCCTGGAGCTTAATTGCTTTGGCAGCTTCTGTTAATATCCTATATGCCTGTTGTCGTGTTATCGGTCTGTTGAATCCCTTCTGGCTCTTAAACATATAGTCATTGGCTTGCAGGTCATTATCTTCTATGTACTGGATGGCCGCTTTCTTAATCGCCGGGTTGATTGTAAGTTTTGTTTGCTTGCCAGTCTTAACCTCCCGGAAATAGAAACAATCCTTATTGACGAAATCCTTTACCTTTAAGTTCAGAATGTCTGATATCCTATAACCGCTGTAAAACCCGGTAAGTGCAAGGACATAGTCACGTTCATTCTTTTCTTTTAGGTATTCAACAAAGTTTATAATGTCTTCTTTGTTCCTGATTGGATCCACGCTGTTCATCTCTTTGCACCTCCTTTTCTTATGGATTAATTAAAAAAGCGAGCTGATTTCTCAACTCACTTATTTCACTTTATACTATATCACGATTTAATAGGACATTTTCGGACATCTTTATTAATGACAAAGCATTACTATGCATCCTGTGTGTTTGCTTCCAGCAGTAATTCGTTAATACCGCTATCTCTTCAAAGGTTTTACCGTCTATATATCTTAACTCAAGCAAGTATCTTAAGTCATCAATTTCAACTGTATTAATTAATTCTTTTATTTCTTTTCTCAGTTCTACTAACTTATCTATCTCAACATTGGCTTCTTGATCCAACTCTATCATTTTGCATATCGCTTTTTGCCTGCTGTCTTCTCCGTCTCCTCCTCTGGGCATATCTGTTATCGTTTGAGTAACCTTGCAAGCTCTTGCAAACCATATTTCCTTTTGTTCAAGTAGCCTTTCAACTTCGCGGTCCAACTTTTTATATTTTTTAAAATATGCAATTATTTCTTGATTGTTCATCAATTACCTCCCATCGGCTTTTGATATAATACCAGTTTTCCCTTTGACATTGCATAGGCGTGCTCCTTCTTGGCCCCTTCGCTGTCAACCCAGTTGTGAATCATAAACACCGCATCACATATATCAATCATCGCATAGCACACGTGCATATATTCTTCCCAGGTGAATCCTCCGCTTAGATTTGCTGGGTTCATTGGTATAGCCCCAATACCCTCAACATATTCTTGTGCTTTTGCAAATTCCTCCTTGAAGTTTTCCAAGCCCGTTATTTTCCCGGCAACGTACACCTTCATGTCTTTAATGTTCATTCTTTCTTGCCTCCTCTGATATTCGATTCAGTTGTCTATTGATTTTGAACTCTTTTCTTGTCTCAACTTCTTCCGAGATGCATAGCAGCACCTTTAACTGCGTCAGCATTATCTCCACATCTGCTACCTCATCTTCCAACCTGTGCATCTGCGCGTTTCTGTAAATCTCAGGATCCGCAATATAAGTTTCAATTTCTTGTTTTAGTTCATTCACTTCTTCAAGCGCTTTGCCCATTTGGGCATCTAGCCCGTAATAATTTGCAATCCACTTTATTTCCTTGTTGCTCTTTGCCATATATCTTCCTCTCATATACAGGAGTTAGTATTCTCCCGTCTCCATCCAGCACTCAGTACATCCGAACTTGTTTTCCCTGGTGCAGGATCCATTTACGTTGTAGCAGCATTGTTCGCACATTTTTGTCCCCCTTAGTAATCACTATGTTATTAAATCGTTTATTCGCTTTTGTGCTATGTTGTAGTAATTTTCATCTAACTCAAATCCTATGTAACTCCTATTGGTGTTCAAACAACCTACTGCAGTTGTTCCAGAACCTATACAATTGTCAAGAACCGTTTCTCCCTCATTTGTATATGTTTTTATCAACCATTCTAAACATTCAAGCGATTTTTCTGTAGGGTGTTTCATAACTGAAGGATGAGGTTTTGAAAATGTCAATATACTTGTAGGGTGTTTCATATCACCTTGTAATTCTTTATTATCAACAAATTCATAACTTCCATAATTATTGTTGTCACAATCTTTCGGTTTTCCCTTGCTATGGTTAGGATTTCCTTTTACTTTTTGCGGGTTGTAGACAGTTTGCTTCTTGTAAAAAACACATATTTCTTCGTGTTGTCTTAATGGCATTCGATTAGCATTAAGAAATCCACTTGTTAAAACCTTGTTCCATATCAGATTATATTTCCAGTTTTTACGGTTTGAGTTCATCAAATCAGCCATAAATAAACCGTCTGCAAATAATATTATTGCTCCATTATCCTTTATAATTCTGTTGTAATGTTGCCATAATGGTTCAAAAGGAATTATCGCATCCCATTTGTTTTGTGTTCTTTGATAAGGTAAATCACATATAATAGCATCTATACTTTTATCATCAATCTTGCTCATTCCAACCAAGCAATCTTCATTGTAAATCTTATTTATTTCAATCATTTCTTCCTCTCTTTTTGTTGTATTAGTAGAAACTATTTCAATTCACAATAAGTTAACTTCTGACCACATTCTTTGCAATAATTTTGAACTCCTATTTGACTCTCTTTGCAAAATGGGCATATGTAAAGTCTGCCATAGTGTTCGGTAAAATCGTTTGATGCCTT